CACACACTTTCCTCCATATCATATCCTGCTCTATCTGTTTCGTCCTATCCTTCAACAACGGAATATACGGTAAATACTGTGTCTGATCCAACAACACACACAACTGATAAAGCGTATATGCATAACTGAAGAAATTCGTGCGCCCTGGTGGACAATGTATCGCCCAAGGTTGCTGTATTTCTATAAACAACACACACAGGGTCTCGTGCAATTCCTCTGTCATTACCGGTGGTTTAATCCCAAACAAAGAATTGATATATTGAATATGTTCAAAATATCTCGTCAATTCCAAATTGCTCAATATCTCACGCATCTTACTATAAGTCAACTCCTTCTTATCTACTATACGCTCCTTCTTAATACGATTGCGAATTGCCTGAATAACCTCATCAGGTATTTGGGTCGTCTCCTTCGCCTGAAACTGCGACAATATCTCCTTGAAATGGTTCAGTCTGATATAAGCTGTATATGTCACCTCATTAGGCGGGTCCTTATTGAGTGGTTTCGAACTCTCTATGATAGCAGTTACAAACCGCCCACATCTTGGATTATTACAAATATAAATACCTTCATCTTCTTGCACAATCAGCTCGCCTTTTCTGCAATATTGACATATATCGGTCGGCATAACAAAATCCTGTATATTAGCAATCTCATTACGCACATTTTTCCAGTATTTCTGATACAACTGTTTTATTTTCGATGTATCCTTGCTCACCTGAGGTTGTTCAGTTTGAATATTGTCGCCTGTTGGGGTATCAGACTTTATTTTGAAAAACGAATGAATTTTACTAACATTTTGATTATTTTGACCGGATGCAATCTTCTTTTTCTCTTCAAAATACTCAAAAATATATTTAGAATTATTCAGTAAATACTCCTTTTTCTTCTTTTTCAACTCACTGATTTGTTTGTTAATATCCTTGATTGCATCGCGATTGTCTAAATACTTGTCAATACTCAGATTATTGAAACTTTTCATCTGTTTCATAATACTCTTTTTCTTCTTTAGTAAATCTGGAATAGTCTTGGTCTCAATTTCTTTAAATTGTTCTAATAATTGGCTGTGATGTTCATCAATAGTAGTTAATTGTTGTGTGCTAAGTGTCGCGCGACTATTTTTTTTCATATAAATACTAAAATCATATAGTATATTAGTGCATTGATTTTTATATAGTATTATTCGTAATATATAAAAATTTAGAATAAATTGACAGTATATAATGTTTGTTGATAACTATTCTGATGAAAAAGATATAGATAGCTCTAATGATGCAGCAAAAATGAATAAAAGAATTATGATGTTTGTGATGAATGCATTGGATGATGGGTGGAGTGTGAAAAAAGAAGATGATCGATATATATTTAAGAAGAAACACGAAAATAAGAAAGAGGTTTTTATGGAAAGTTATTTAGAAAAATTTATTTTGAAAAATATGAAAATATGATTGTTTAGGAGTTTTTGAATATGTTTTGATGGATCTTTCCAAAATAATGTGAAAAATACGGTTTTACTGCATAATGGTCTAAAATCGCGGATTTTTATTGATTTTCGATGACACTGAGATGCAATGAATTGATTTTGAAATTTTTTATTTGGCGTTATATTTAGGAAATTTTATCTTTTTAGAAGATATACATCAAATGGCTGGTGCACTCTTACAACTCGTCGCCTATGGCGCCCAAGACATGTTCTTAACAGGCTCTCCTGAAATCACTTACTGGAAAATCTCCTACCGAAGACATACCAACTTCGCTATGGAATCCATCGAACAAACCTTCTCTGGTCAAGCTGACTTTGGCCGTAGAGTTACCTGCACTATCTCCAGAAATGGTGATCTTGCTTACAGAACCTACTTACAAGTCACCCTCCCAGAAATCAACCAAGATATGAAGGCTACTGGTAACGATGGCGTCTATGCTAGATGGTTAGACTTCATTGGTGAACAACTTATTGCCCAAGTTGAAGTTGAAATTGGTGGTCAAAGAATTGACAGACAATATGGTGACTGGATGCACATCTGGAACCAACTTACTATGACCTCTGAAAAACTCAAGGGTTATTACAAGATGATTGGACACACCACCCAACTTACCTACATCACTGATCCAACCTTCGCCAACGTCTCTGGACCTTGCGCTGCTTCAGGTGGACCAGCTCAAGTCTGTGCCCCAAGAAATGCTCTTCCAGAAACCACCCTTTATGTCCCACTTCAATTCTGGTTCAACAAGAACCCAGGTCTTGCTCTTCCTCTTATTGCCTTAAAATCTGTAGGGCAGAAAAGTACCCATCCTAAAACATTTGAGCTCTGTTTTAGGAAAAATATGTTGCAGTCTCAATGTGATAATTCACAATACTCAGGTGCTAGTCATAGTCTATATATTTAGAAATATAGACATTGGCAACACAACCAAATTGCTGGAAACTCCTAAAGGTGGGGATACCAAGTTTTAAATGAAAGTTTAAAATGGCTGAGAAATAACTCAGGTATGGTAAAAATTCCCCATATGAACAATGGACAATCAGCATCCAAGCCTCTAAATCCGATATGATAAGGATATGAGGAAGGTTCAACGACTAAATGGTTGTGCGCTTAAGAAAACTTATCATTTTCTATGAAAGCGTAAGATATAGTCTAGTCCCCGGCCTATGTTGTATAGATTTGTTAATCGTCTAATACAATGCCGATAAATACTACGAAAGTAGGGGTATACGTGATCGTACAGTATCACGAAGTCAAGATTAACATTGATTTCAGACCAATTGGTGAATGCTTATGGGCTGTTAAATCATTAGGTTCTGCTAACTCAAGCGGTGCTTCTATGTCTGTCTCAACTGCTTACCAACAATCCCTTGTTGCTGCTTCCCTCTATGTCGACTACATCTTCCTTGACACTGATGAAAGACGCAAAATGGCTCAACAACCACACGAATACTTGATCGAACAAGTCCAATTCACTGGTGATGAATCTGTTGGTTCCTCCTCCAACAAAATCAAGTTGAACTTCAACCATCCTTGCAAGGAACTCATCTGGGTTGTTCAACCTGATGCCAACGTTGACTACTGCTCATCCCTTGAAGCTCAATCTGTCCTCTTCAAGACCCTCGGTGCTCAACCATTCAACTACACTGATGCTATTGATGCTCTTCCACCTGCTATCCACGTCTTCAACGGACCTACTGAAACCTCAGGTGCTAACGGCTTCATCAATGCCTCTGGTCTTTTCCAAATGCCAGGTGCTATTGATGCCTCCGCCCTCAATGCCAATATGGACTGGGCTTCTGGTACCAATATGACCCCATTCACTGACTACACCAATGCTCCAACTGGTTCATCTGTCTCTGATGCTGGTGCATTCGTTCTTGCTGAAACCGCTCTTGATATGCACTGCTGGGGTGAAAATCCAGTCGTCACTGCTAAGCTCCAACTTAACGGTCAAGACAGATTTTCTGAACGCGAAGGATCATACTTCGATGTTGTCCAACCATTCCAACACCATACTCGTACCCCTGATACTGGTATCAATGTTTATTCATTCGCTTTACAGCCTGAAGAACATCAGCCCTCGGGATCCTGCAACTTCTCCAGAATTGATAACGCTACTCTTCAATTAGTCTTATCATCCAACGCTATCGGAGGAACTGCCACTGCCAAGGTCAGAGTTTACGCTGTCAACTACAATGTATTGAGAGTTACCTCTGGTATGGCTGGCTTGGCATATTCTAACTAAACGCATAAATGCAGTAAAAAATATAAAAATAATTTATACAATTTTATCAATAATCTATAAAATTGTATTCTGCTTTACAAAATATTTTCCAGAAGAAAAATTGTAAAGTAAAGCGCTCGCGCAACAATATTGAATTACAATATTCGATTTACAATTATTTTTTGTAAAGAGATTATTATGTGGTTATTTTGATCACCCGCAAGGGCGGGCAAAATCGATTTACACACATATGATTGTAATACAATATTTTTTGCTCACCCGTAAGGGCTACTAAAACAAGGGGGATTTATTTACATTGTTGAATAATCGTAAAGCCGCATTATTGTTGTTTGTTTTAAAAATCAAATAACAATATAACAAAAAACAATATAAAGATATATGAATAAATATAATTTATACAAGATGAATATCGATATTGTTAAACTTATTGAAAGCAACCCTATTACTAAATTGACTGGAAATTATCAATCAAAAATTATAGATAAGATAAGGCCATTATTTACTAATTATGAACAACAAATATTTTTAGCTAGTTTTTTCTGTTATCTAAAATATAATTCAGACAACGATTTTGTAATTGATTTAGATAATGTATGGAAATGGTTACAATTTAGTTCAAAACACAAAGTGAAAGAATTATTGAAAAAACATTTTATTAATAATGTTCATTATATAATATTGACCAATAAAAATGAAGACCAAACTAAAACTAAAACTAAAACTAATACTATTGAAAAAGACAAAAAAGATGCACGTGGTGGACACAATAAAGAAACTATTATGTTAAATATTAATACATTTAAAAAACTGTGTTTAAAAGCTGACACAAAAAAAGCTGATGAAATACACGATTATTTTATTAAACTAGAGAATATAATTTTTGAAGTTACCAAAGAAGAAAGTGAAGAATTAAAAATGCAATTAATACAATTAGAAGAAACAAAAAATAAAGAAATGCAAGAAAAAATAAATGAAATTGAACAAGTAAAAAATAACCAAATAAAAACACTTTCTGTTGTAGAAAAAGAAAAAATGTTACTAGCACAATATGGATATTCAGGATCATTGGTTTATATTATTAAAGTTAAAACATTTTCTAATGGTGAATTTGTTATCAAAATTGGAGAAAGTCGAGTAGGTATCCAAGATAGATACAATCAACATAAATCAAGTTATGATGAATGTATATTATTAGATTGTTTTCCAATAAATTGCAGTAAAAAATTTGAGAGTTATATTCATAATCATAAAATTATTTCTCAAAATAAATATAGATCGTTAAAAGGACACGAGAAGGAGAATGAGTTATTTTTAATTGGAAAACATTTAACATATAAAATGGTTTTAGATATCATTAATAGTAATATTACAAATTTTAAATATACAAC